GGACTAACAGGTTTAAGAACAACTGTGCGCTTTACTTTGGCTGGTTCATCTATTTTGACGAACTTTGAAGGATTCTTAGAAAATTCTTTGACTGTATTTAAAAGAGGATCAAAGTGTTGCATTACTGCACTTTTGACAAGCGGAGAAGACTCTATAAATTCTTGAAATTTTTCCATTGAGCTTACAAGGTCCGAAGAAGCTTTTGTCAATTTTGCAATTGCATCTTCTTCAGCTCCTTCTGAGAGTCTGCCGACCTCTTCGATGATTAATTTTTTTAGCAAATCTTTCGTCAATTTAGGCATGGAAACAACCTCGTAGTCGTGTAATACAGAATATGTATTATGTTTTACCGATAAAGCCAGGAAAAATCAGACACGTCAACATGTCGAATCTGAGAAGGATCTCTGGGCTTATGAACATCTTTTGAGTGTGGAATTAGACCTTTAACTGCTGGATTTGTCAAAGGTCTTGCCGAAGAGACGTCTCCCGGCATCTGATTATTACTGTGAACTTTTGTCGCTTTAAGCATAGCCATGGCCATAGCCATGCCTTGCTCATTTCCGCTTGATTCACCAGCAACTAACCACACAGCAATAGCAAGGCTTATAATAAGATCATCATGAGCATCTTTTGCTGCTTGAGCTTTTGACCCATTCCACACAAAAGCTTGAAGTTGATCATACAACCTCTGAGAGTAAACTTTTATAATAGAATTTCTAAAGAGCTCTTCTAATTTTGCTAAAATTTGAGATCTTGATTTTTGTTGAGTTGAAAATCCAGGAACTGCATCTGGGTTAGATGTTCTATATTCAAATAGATCTCCTGTGGCACCCGAATAGTATAATCGAGGATATGCCATGTCTCTAAGCTTAATACACGTAAAATAACCAAAAGTATTTTGCTCTGGGCAAATTAAAGCATCATTATATTTTTTGCCCCATTCAAATAGAAGGTCGGCAAATTTATCTGGAGGTATTTTTCCCATAAATTCAACAACAACTTCGCAAGTTTCATTGTTGACTATATGAAAAGCAGAAAAATCTCCCGAATCACCTCGAGAAACGTCTGCCGCTATAACATATTTTTTACCTTCCTCGGGATATCTCCACACCCAAACTCCATTCTGATGACCTGTCTTTTCTATTGGATTTCTTATCGAGTCTCTAATTGACTCCAAGTCATTTGGTTGAAGAAATGTGTCACCTGACGATATAAAGTCACACAAAAATTCTTGTGATATGCTTCTCTTTGATAAATTCTTTGTTTCTTTAATAAACCAATCTTCGTCATGTTCTGGATGCACATACCAAGGAAGCTTAATTGTATTAAATTCATTCTGTTTTGTCTCTCCTTCCATCCATAGACGATAATATTGACCACCAACACCATTTGGTGTTGAGATGATAATAGCATTACCACCGGTTGATAGAGTGGGATAAAGACCCGTCCAGATTTCTTCAAAGTCTCTAATAAATGCGGCCTCGTCGACGATGAGAAGAGAAAGAGCTTCAGATCGTCCAGCGTCAGGAGAAGTTGGAATTGCAGTTATTGTAGACCCATTTAAGAATCGTACTGCTTGTTTTGTAGGTTCATATTTTGTAAGAAGAAGCCATTTAGGTAATCCTTCTAACATCACCTTGACTTTTTTTATAAAGTTCATGGCTGTCTGCAACTTCGTTGCTATAACAAGAATATTCTTGTCTTTTTTGAAGATTGCAAACCAAGTGGCATAAGCAGCTGTCACTGTAGACAATCCTAGCTGCCTAGACTTTAAGACTATATTGAATCTATTTTTTTCAAAAGACGAAACGCAGTCGTCTTGAAAATCATATGTTTCAAACGGAATAAGTCCTCTAACCGTGTGTTGGAT